TGCATACCCATAAGACCAGCAGCAGCAGCGGTAATATGATCTAGAACAATAACATCTACCTTTAGGGATACTGCCATGTATTCCATTCGTGCAAGTAGATTCTGCATTGCATTGTTACCAAGATGGTCGTAGATAAAGAAGTTAGTTCCACTTAGTTTACGCTTTGCGTTAGCATACTCTTCATCTGAAAGATCATCAACAAAGTCCATATTAATTGGGTTCTTACCAAGCTTACCACGAAGATCATTCATCATTCGACAAGCACGAATTGCTCGTACTGGCTTGTTAAGAATAAGACTAATCATGTCATCCATTGTTTCTTGTGGAGATTCCTCAAGCATGATTGCACCAACTGATCTACCTTCCTCCAAATGATGGAGAATAAGCTCACGCAAAATAGTAGACTTACCACTACCAGTTCCACTAGCCCATAGACTAATTTCACCAGAGCGTTGACCAATAAGAAACTCACTAAGGCTATCGAATGGGAATGGGTATACTCTGACATTAGCAATATCCTCGCTACTTTCTACAATAGTTGACACATGAAGAATTTCATCTGGTGAATACTGTTGTGCTTCCCAAATAGAAGATACTACAGCCTTACCATTATTATTCATTAAACACTCATTAGCATCCTTGTAAGGAAGCTTTGCAATTTTACACTTACCGGGAGGCAATAGTTCTGCAATCTGTTTAGTTGCTTGCTTACCGGGATCATCATTATCCAAACAAAGAACAACTTCAGTATAACTACAAACAAATTCATAGTTATCTTTAATAGATTTAACTGCTGACTGAGCACCATTAGGAACAGATACAACAGGCCAAGTACCACCAAGTAATTGATTGACTGTCATACAATCAATCTCACCCTCAGTAATTACAAGTCTCTTACCACCATTCTTCCACAGATGCTGACCATATAACTCAACACCCTTGCTATTACCCTTCCAAAAGAATTGCTTATTAGGACCACGAAGATGTTGACCTAATAGTTCACCGTTCTTATAGTAACTAGCAATTTGAATATCTTTACCGTTTACTTTAGCGGTAGTATATCCATAAAGCCTACAAGTTTTTTCGCTGATACCTCTATCTGTTAGGTCTTCAAACCTACCAGCAATAGGAGTAAAGTCTTTAGTTATAACTGTTTCTTCCATAGGTTTTTTATAACCATCCTTTCCTTCATAGTATTGACAAGCAAAACAATAGTAATGATCTGTATATTCTGTTAGGTTATCACCCTTATGGTCATTACCAGAAGCAGCGCACCGTGGACATTGTGTTCTTTTACCAGTAAATGTACTATTATTCATTAAGACCAAGCTCCTCATCTAGTTCTGCCAGTTTATCCATAGCTTTTTGTTGTTTATTAAAAGTTGTGATTTCTACTGTAAGGTAGTCATCTTGGCTAGATTCAACAGCGATTATTTTTTCAATGATTTCTTTCTTTGCTGATTCTCCAATATAGAACGACATTGAATCGCCCGTGCATAAAAAAGGACCACCATCGTAATCAATAAAAGGATTTCCATCATTAGTAGCACCTCCTCTGCAATACGCCGAAGGTCCATCAACGATGTATTTATTTCTAGCAACTTTAGTAAATACTCTAGGTTGTCCATACCTAGACATAATTGTTTTAGTTTCACCTATCTTCATAACTCAACCATTTCCCCAACTTCGTTGGTATAAAAGATCTTGTCAAATATATTAAGACACCAAGGCATACAAAACTTACAAGGTTTAGACATTCCAATATGTCCAGTTTTACTAAATCTATAGTTTATTAAAGTTAATTTATCTAAATTAGATTCTAGTTTTCTAAACGCATCTAACTCAGAATGAAGATAAGGTAACATATAACCAAGTTCAACAGTTTTAGGATGAGTCTTCCAGTTATTAGTACCAACAGCAATTAATTTATTTTTTCTAACAACTAAAGAAACATGAACCCTATCTCTTTGTACTGTCAAAGATATTTGCTTTGCTAAATCAAGCCACGACTGCTGCATTAGTTAATGCTTTCCAACTTATAGGAAACAGGTTATTGCAAATAGCAGACACAGCCTTAGCATATTCTTGTACTTCTTTCTGTGCTGTTTCGTGTGAACGAAGTTCATACATTCTATACCATGAGTAAAGAGAACCTGTCCAAATCCACTCTGTATACATAGACTGTGGAAGAATTGCTCTTGCTTGTTCTGGGCAAACACCAGACTCAAGAAGTCTATCATACATAATTAAACAAGCTGAACACATATTCTTATACTCAAGAAGCAGCTCAAAATTATCAACAAATTCATCCATTGAACCTTGCTTCTTATTAGCAGACTTCTTTCTAAAGTTATCTGGTATCCAGCAATCAGGGGTAAAGTCAACATACCTACGACTAACTTCATTCCAAGCAAAACCAACCTGATGCTTTGCCAACTGTCGTGCGATAAAAACAGGAGCCTTGAATCTCATCTTAATAGAAGTATGAGCAAAAGGACTCCAATGATTATGCTTTGCTAAATAGTTAATTAATTTTTGGTTTTGTAATGTATCGTAATTAGTTGAGAGTTTATCAAAAGAAACTCTAGCAGCATCAACAACAGAACTATCAGTACCCATGTGATCTACATATTCTACAATGCTCATTTTTTCTCCTCAATATCTAATGTATCGTTAGAGTGTATAGTAAACTGATTACTATTCATAAACTTAAGTTCGCCAGATGCACATAAAACAATAGCAAATAAATCGTTTTCGTAAGGACCACAATCTCTAACATATAAGATATAGCCTTCTCCTAATGGAGTTTCTACAGATATTAGTTGTTCAAATTCGTGAATGTATTTCATAATATTTCCTTAAATCGTTGGGGTGGATTTGCACCACCATCTATATACACGCTTGGGGTTAAAATGTATATTATTTTCCTAGCTTAAACTACCAAAGACAATTACTTGGGATCGTTGATCCCCAGTACAAAGTAACCATTAGAGCCGACTTCTGCCCACTCTTTGGTTACATACATGGAGATGATCTGCGAATCATCTTCCCATAATTTACCATTTAATATATCAAACACAGCTTTAGTATAGTTATCCAAGTCTGCTCTTGGATGTCCTCTAGAAGTTTTCTTAGGACGCTTTATATATAACTCTAAAGTAATACATAAAGGACCACTAAGTAATTTTCTATCAGTACCTATTACTTCATATACTTTTTCAGCAGCCTTTTCCCTAAAGTCTTTATATGGGCCTGAGTAATACGCACCCCATCTTCCAACCCTAGGTCTAGATGCTGCTACTGGTGAGATATCAAACTTCCATTCCATCAGAACGGAATGTCATCGTCAGTAACTTCTTCTGTCTCGGTAGTGGCAGCAGACTTGTTAGCAACTGCGCCAACAAAACCACCCTCTACTGGAGCAAATCCGTTACCGGAACTACCACCAGTATTATTCTTTTCGATGATCTGAACACCGTTAAGATATAGACTGAGAGAGTTATCACGACTAAGAACCATAGGCTGAAGCTTTAGACGAACCTTATCGCCGCCAAAAGCAACAACATCTGTTTCCTTAGCAAGAGCATCAACACAAGGGAACTTAATCTTGTCGATGTGATTCTTGCTCTTAAACTTTACATACTTAACGCCTTCCTTTTCAGAAACGCCGTTAATCTTCTTTGCTCCGCTCTTCTTTAGAAGTTCAGCAAGAACCTTACCAAGATTCTTATCAACAATAACAGTAATGTTATGGTTAGCAGAGTTTTCACCAAAGTTAGTATCTGGCTTAAGTAGATTGCTCCACTTAACTTCAAGAGTTTCAGTTACTAGCGGTGGCAGTTTCGTTGACTTCATTTAGATTCTCCTTATTAAGATTTGAAGTAGCAGCAGACTGAGCAGCAACTAGACGAGTAACTTGTTCATTGATATTAGTAGTAATACCAGTTAAAACAGTACTAATGTTAGATAGATATTCAATCACACTAACTCCAGTTACAGCAGGACCATTATTTGTAGTTTCTGTATCCATATTATTCCTCCTTTCTGATAGCACCTATCAGTAGCCCCAACTATCAGGGCCAATCGTTATAGAAAACCTTACCATTACCATCCTTATCAAGGACTTCAACAGCATTAGCTTCATAGGCTGATAACAAACGCATACCAAGTTCAGCCATTCCTAAATCTTTCCAATTACTTTCAATACATTTTTCAATATTAGATTTCATCCATTCAGAATCAACATTAACAACATCTGTACCATAAATACTTTGTGGATATGGATACAAATCCTTCTCTCCAAATGGTTGGCTTAATGGAAGCCACATTCTAACAGTATACTTGGGAGTAACAAACTTAAACATTTCTTCAGTCAACACAGTAAATCTTTTCTGTTCCATATTATACCTCACATATCCATGAGTTCAAGAT